GATGAATGCAATGCATCACGAAATGGTTCTAAATGCGTGTTAATTAATGTTGTGCCCGATAACGGTGATTCTAAATTTCCAAAATCATATTGTGCCATTATGTGTTTTTCCTTCCATATCCCGATGCGATATAATCATATGAGCGTGTAACGTATCCACCAATTGTTGTATTATATACCTTAAATGTAAATTCGCCACTTGTTTTGTTGGTGTATTCAATTTGATCGTTTGCGTCACCATCTTGGATTGTGATGGCCACGGCGGGCGTATCTTTGAAATTTGGTGTAAATGTAATTGTTGAACCTACATTGGCATCGGTTATTTCAATATCATCACCACGTTCGATTCTATCGGGCATATCAACATTGATTGATAATTGTGATACCAACGGTGATATATTGTTTTCAAGTGAAATTAACTTTGCGCGGAATTGGATACCATGAAAAACAATTGTGCCCGCCGTTAATGATTCCCAATCACTAAATGTTGGTTCATATGCCGTGGTTCCTGCCACAACTTCCATTCCCCAAAATTCAATATAACTTTCATCATCACCCGCATACGATAAATTATTTTCATCCAATGTTGAATATATCCATATTTGTGCATCGGTACCGCCCGTTGAATCGATAACCCCTGTTAATATTAACCTATACCAACCATTGGCGTATTCTTGAACCGTTACATTTAATAATGTTGCATTTCCTGAATCAAGACTCCTTGTGATTGCTCCCGTGGATAAATCAATATCGGTATAAATATAATGTTGGCTTGTGCCATCATGCCTTATTCTCATTCGGGCACTTCGATTACTTGATTTTAAAAATATTGAATATGTGTTTACCTGATCCAATGGCACGTTTGGATGTACGTGGCGAATGTAATGTTGGCCGTTTTGTGTATCGGCGATGAATTTATGCGCGGTCAAATCACCCATTGGTGATAAATCTGTATTTAATTCGGTATCACCACGCGCATCACCCCATTGTGTATAATCAATGACGGCCAAATTATTAATTGGATCAATATATGATGGATCTGTTTGTGTTGTGCGGTATTCTAATTTTATATCCCATGCATCATTACCAATTCCAAATACATCACCCGTTGTTAAAACATCGGCCATATCAAAAATATTGTTATTACCTTGGCCAAATATATCATCAACATTAAATAAATCAGTTTCATCAAATACATCATTAATGAATGTGCCGTTGGCCACAACCTTGGCCGATACAAATGATGGAAATACGGCGGATAAATCAAGTGTTCTATAAAAATAATAATATCCAAATTCAATATCGGGATCGGCCAATACCAGCGCGTTGTTATCACTAATAACATTTGATTTTAAACCAACAAAATCGGGGTTTTCGGTTATGATGGCCACGGCATTTTCAACCACACCAGGATCATAAGTTATAATGGCCGTTGCATTCGATGATTCATTGCCCGTTCTATCAACTGCTTTAATTAAATAGGTGCCCGCCAAAAATGGTATCGTATATTTTGTTTCAAAAATCCTATCATCAATTGTTTGTGCCGTTGTCCACGTGGCACCCGTAAAAACATTTGAATATTTTATGTGATAATGTGATAGGTCAATATCATCATTTTTATTCCATTTGAAAAATGCAACATTATCAACCTCATTAATTACAAAACCCGTTACATTATCGGGTAATCCCGATGCACCAACAAAAAGATAATTATTGATTTGCAAAGGCAATGAATATGCATTTGTACCGATGCGGCGGTATCGTATATGAACATCATAACGTGTACCATCCTCTAACCCTGTAATAATTAACCGTTCGGGTGATGCCTCTAATATATTGGCGTTTGTAAATGCCGTGGTGCCTGATGCTCTTATTTTTACTTTTGTTTCAATTAAACCATCATTGATATTTTCAAGTGTAAAAATGGCGCGTGTTGTAAATGAACCATCCGAATTAACCAACATTACATTTTCGTCACTTTGTTGGTTTAATAATATTGGCGATAACGGCCGTTGAAATTCCAATGGCGATGTTATTTTTGAATCAAATTGTGGGATTGGTGCGTTTTCTGCATCAAACCGTTCGGGCGCGTAATTAATCGCCGTAATTCGTGCGGTTAAATCATCTTGTGGTTCAATTTTTGTAATTATTAAATCTAATTCGCCGCCCGCCTCTACAATATAACATAAATCACCTTCGGTGGGTGTATCATCAATTGAAAATGGTGTTGCAAAATCAAATGATTTGGATGTTTCACCAACGGTGGTATTTAATTCCTTGTAAATTTGGGTGCCATCATCTAAACGTATGCGCATGTAATATGATGAATCGTTTGGTATGGTTATTGTGTCATCCAGCGCAACACCTGTTACGGTATCGGGATCATCGCCCGATGTTAAAACATTTTTAATGCGGCCATCGCCAACACCAATAATTGGCACGTCATGTTCTAAAACAATTCTATCGCCACGCAAGGCATTTAAATTTTCCACATCCATCATAAATGTGTGTGTTTCGGGTTGTAATCTTACCGATGCCAAATAACGGCGTGCGGTCTTAAATGCCAATACAGGGTTTGTGCAACTTTGTAATTCTAAACCCTCAAATTCTGTGGCGTTGGTTTCGTCATATCCATCGTCATAAACAATAATTTCATCTTGTATATAACCTTCCTCGGCATTACGGAATTGAACACGGAATGCGTGCGGTGTGGTGGGATAAATCATTTCACCTGTGTAACCCCATGAATTACGGGGTGTAACCATTTGTACGATGGTATCTTTTATTTTATCAACAACAACGGTGCGTTTACCATCAACAATGGCGGGTGATGCCGCGCCCGCACTACAAATATCTTTTAAAACCGCGTCAACGGTTGTATCGTAATCAATAACACGATTATAAGAATAATCTTGTTCTTCGCAATGTGTGTGCCATTCCTGCAAATCATCAATATTTATTTTTTCATCGGGTAATGCCTTTGCGTTGGCCGATGATTGCAAAACATAACGATATAATGATGCGGGGTTTGATGTAATGCGTGGCACCCATTCATCCAAATCAATATCATAATCGGGTATTACGTTTTGTGCGATAACATTGAATTGATCCAATGCGCCATTTAATTGATCTGTGGCCTTTATTCGCATGGCGGTACCACATTGATTGGCTAAATTAATTGGTGGTTCATATCTTACCGATTTTAATGCCGTCCACGCAGATTGATCAATCACTGAATCTGATGTTGAATCTAGCGTTATTCGCCTTAAACGAATATCGTATTGCCCTCGTTCGGGGAATTTAATACGAACAGTACGGCGCAATGACTCGGTTTGATTGCCTTTAATATCCAAATCATTAATTGCAATGGCACCGTTGGCAATTCTTAATGTTGTTGAATCAATTTTTGTTGGTTCAAAATCATTTTCGGTTTCAAATACAACGCCAAAATTTGATGGCTGGCGCACATCATTCACAACGTAATCCGTTGTTGTTGTAACTGCGCCATAAAAACCCGCATATGTTCGGGTGGTTGTAACGTGAATTTCGGCAATTCTTAGGTTGTTTGCGGGTAATGATGCGGCTTGTGTTGTGATAATTCCATCATATGATGTGCGCACGGTTCCCGAATTATAATTAATAACGCCCGTGTATTTATCAATTGATAATAAATCAACCCGCGTAATTGAATTATTACGGCGGCCGTTGGTTGTTAATGGTGGTGGTGTTATTGTAAAATCACCACCATCAAATGGTTTAAAGTCATTCGCCCCTGGACTCCATACTTGTGGATCCTGATCCGTTGGCGCATATTGTGCCTCTAAAATTACTTGCCTTTCATATCGGCCACCCGATTGTGCAAATGTTGTTAAACCAATTGGGAATGTCACATCTATCATTGCTTCATCGGCATCGGGTTGTGTGGTGCGTGATGTGTATCCATCAACTTCGTTTAAAACAATATTTAAATCATCTTGATAAATATCATTTGAATATATGGTGGTACCATCGGCCAAATCGCCATTTAATTTATGTTCTATTTCAAAATTATCAAAATCATTTAAATCGGTTTCGCCAATTCGTAAATCACCAATTACGGTTTCATCTGAATAACCGTATGTAAATATTTGGCGTACATATTGATCATTATCTTGTGTTTCGGTAAATGGCCGTGCGGCTTGCAATGGAAATTGCCTATTAACACCCAAATTAATTGGAATCACACCAAATGGGTTAAGTGAATTTTTTGCACCTTCAATATATTGTGTTGGTGATTCGGCTGGGTTTGAAATATTATCCGAACCCGAATTTGATGCCACGGCGGGGCCAGATAATGCCGATATGGCCAAACGGCCAACAACACCAATTGCCGATGCCAAAACACCACCATACGTTAATGTACCAATACCGATGGATGTGGCCGCCAAGGTTGAACCAAGGATTGCACCCGCCGCATATGGTGCGGCAATTAACACGGCAATGGATAATATGGTTGTTAATGGGTTCTTCTTACCGCCACTACCTTTTGGCACTACGCGGATATTAACCAATGTGTTGGCCTTTGGTTTCAATGATTTCCAATATTCCATCGGTATGATTTCGCCATTAATCATTGCAATGGCACCAATGCCATTTACATGGTATTTTTCGGGCACCGCGTTCATCACAATTTCATGCAATGTTGTGCCTGGCATGGCTTTTGTTTGGTTTTGTAAATTGCTAAATGGCAATGGTGATGAAACAACATTGATTTTATTCATATCGGGCAAATCCTATAACCTTATTTTTCCAGCGCATGGAATCATATTTTTCAACGCATGTGCCAACATCTTTTGCACAATGTATCATATGGCCTGATTTGGTTACAATACCAACGTGCATTGGCACACCACGCATGTTTATAATAATAACATCAAATTCCTTGCCCGTATCGGGTGCAATCCAATTATTATTGCGTTCGTCACGTATTGTTTTTGCTAAAATTTCACGGTCATTTGTTGTTTCATAAACATCCTCGTAACCAGGTAAATCAATTCCTAATTGCTCTTTATAAATTAATTGAACCAATCCCCAACAATCACAACCATCGTGGCCACGGCCTTTTTCTTTAAATGGTGTTTTTATATAATCATTCCACCACATTAAAATAACCCCGGAAAATCACTTGGGGTAAAACGGCGTGCGGGGAATGGTTCCAAATCAAAATATTCAATAGATAAATCACCCGATACCGTGAATGCATCATATGAAATTGATTCCAATCGAAAATCGGGTATGGATATTTCAACATCATCAACATTGGATGCCAAAACAATTTCAATGGTTATTGATAATGCCGAACGCGCATTACGAACGGCCGCAACAATTTCACGTGATATATTATCAACCGATAATGATGCGCGGGCAATGCCTGTATCATCTTGAATTGGTAAATTAATTGAAAACGGCATGAATAAATATTCATTGCCACGTGATACAACACCACGCACGCCCGCATCGGGTAATAATTCAAATGGATCCGATGATACACGTATTGGCGATGTAAATGTTTCATGGTCAATTGTAACCAATACGATAAAAACTTCTTCGGTTGCCTGTGCGAATAACGCTTGTTTGGCCGAATTTGATAATTCACGGTTTGATGTCATGGCAATATTTCCAATTCAACCGATGCATTCCACAGTACACCCGATGATTCCGAATATTGTGGCGGTGATCCTGCTTTAAATCTTGCTGTTACGGGTTGATTGGTGCGGGGGTGCGTATAATCAAAATCAACCACACCCGAAAATGTCGTGTTTGTATAAAAATCATCCAATGTTTCAACCTGTGTTGATGTTAATTTCATTGAAAATGATATTGGCCGTACATTAGCCGTGGTACGGCGGCGCACTTTATCTGGCCCCTTATCCATTTGTGTTGATATTGCATTATTTGGCGGGGTTTCGGTAAATGTATCCAGCGCGGGGGATGGTAACGATGATGGCCATGTTGTCATTATCTTGTAATCCTTGTTCGGTTTTGCATACCCTTAATGGCGGTATTTGTTCGGGTTCCTGATTTGTTGATATTATCGGCCACGGCCTGATCAATCATAACATTTAATTGTGTGCCATCGCCTGTTTCTTTTGATGATGTTGATACGTTGGCATTGGCGTTATTGTTAATAATGACATTAACGGCACCGCCACCCATACCACCACCACGGATTTTATTGGCATCATACGCGGGCACAATCATTTCGCCTTTGTGGATTTGTGCAATCATATCTTGTGGCACATAATTTGTACCCGTTGCAAATGGTGTAATGCCACCGAATATATCCGATACAAACGAACCGATACCATCAATAAAACCACCACCCGATGATAAACCACCCGATGATCCAAAACCTTCAATTGTGCCCGTTACAAAATCACCTAATGGTTCCGTTATCAATCTGCGCGTTAATATTTTTTGAATATCATCAAATAAACCTTGTAAAACATCGCTAAATTTTTCACCACCTTCAATGGCTTTTTCAAACGATGATGACATTGTTAAACCCAAATCGCGGGCAACTTCGTTTTCCTGTTCTGTTGCCTTTTTATTTTTCTTAGATTGTTTTTCCTTTTTTTCCATTAAATCAATGGTTTTTAATAATGGTTGTGTTGTGTCACTTGCACCAACCTTTGCACGGGCATCGGCACGCATTTGGATTTTTTCGATACGCTCTTGTGTTGTTTCAAATTCCCGTGCGTCTTTAATAATATCTTGTAATGTTGTGCCCGCCGCATCGCGTACACGGCCGATGGAATCGCGCATGGTCAATAATGATTCATTGGCTTGGATGGCAACGCCTGGTATCATATTTAACACGTTGGCAATTGATTCACCCAAGCTGTAAAGTCCACCCATTAATTTTTCCAATAAATCCAATGTGGTAAAAACTACACCCGCAATTACACCTTTTAAACCTATCCATGCCTTGCGGAATATATCCAGCGCACCACCTGCCACGGCCACACCATTTTGCACCCATTTACCAAATGTTTGGCCATCCAATCCCGATTGTAAAAACAATTCCGATATGTGTGTAATCATTGGTGCCATTTTAACGGCCATGATGTTGCCTAATCCATCCACTGCTTGGCCAACCCGCGCAAATTTATCGTTTGCCTCCTCGACCTTTGATGCATCAATGGCGGTTAAACTCACACCCCATTTATCATTAAACGCCCGTGCATTATCCACGTTTTCAATATATCCATCCAACATGTTAATCACTTGGCGTCCTGATCTACCAAATATTTCCAATGCCGTGGCGGTTCTTAATGTTGGATTCTCTAATTCGCTTAATGCCTGTGCAATCGTGCTAAATTGTTCATCGGGCGTTTTTTGCATCAAATCCTCAACACTTAAACCAAGCGTATCAAATGATCGTTTGTATGTTGCTAAACCGCGTGATGCCTCAACAATTGAGCGTTGCGATTTTGTAATCATGTTACCCAATTGATCTTGTGTGATTCCTGCCTCGGATGCGGCTAATGCCAATGCCTGATATTCACGGGTATTTACGCCAAGGGCTTTTGATAATTTTGCGGTTTCATCAATCACTGCCATTTGTTTTACGCCTAAAACACCTAATGCGGCCGATACACCAACAATGGCCGCGCCCGCCGCCTTGGTTCCCAACGATACGGCTTTGCCAAATCCCTTTATTTGGCCACCCGCCTTGCGCATACCTTTTTCAAATTTTGTAATGTCGGCGTTTAAAAATGCGGTTAATACGGTTGCGGTTGCCATGCTTATTTCCTTGCCCTTTGATGCGCTCTGATAACACGGCGTATTGATTCTTCGTCAATGCCTGTATCCTGTTTACCATTATAACCAAATTTGAATTTTTTCAAAGGTGGGAAATCTTTACCTTTAACACGAACCAACATTGCATTTGACCACATCATAAATGCCCGCAAATCATGTTCATATGCTTTTTTCTCATTATGTGCGGATATGCATACGCGCAATTGATACGGCGTTAATTTCCAAAATATGGCGGGGTCAATACCAACGTAAAACGCGCCTTGCATGGCTGTTTTAACTTCGTTTTGTTCGGTTATTTTTTCTTTTTGGGTTTCGATTTCGGCGATTTTTTTTTATCCGAAATCACATCATCGGGTGATTCATCGCCAAAATATGCATAGGTTAATGCGTTTTCAATGGCTTTACACGCATGAACGAACGGCGGGCGCATATCTTTTATTTCCTCGGCCGTAAATTCGCCGTGATGTTTTGATAAACCAATGGCCAATACATCCGCTAACAAATTCATGTTTTTGCCCTGTATTACAAGTGCCAATTCTTCGCGTGTTATAAATGAATTTAATTTTGCTAGGCCATCCCAATCATAAACAACGGTGTATGTTTCACCATTAATATCTAATTGTTCTTCGCCTTTTAATTTATTTGTGGTCATTCCTTTACCCCTTTAAAATCGCACCCCCGTATAATCACGGGAATGCGGTTAATATATTACGCCGCCTCGGTTACTGTCAAGTCACCTGTGATTTCAAGTGTAAATGATCCTTCGTGGATGGCATCAACACCGCCCGATTGAGAATTTGACATTACAAAGGCATTAAATTGAACGGTGGATGTGTCCGATAATGTCAATAAAAATGTTTTTTCGGCCGTATCGCCTGTCAAATCAATTGCATCACGCAACTTTTTTTGCCCTGCATCACTTGGTAAATGATTAACGTCAATTGAAAACCCGCCAAGGTCTTTTAATCCCTTGCGTTTTTCTTTTGCCGTTGATTGCAAATGTGTTGCATCCAATACGGCGGCGGATCCATCAAATCCGCTAAAATTTTTGATTTCCTTAATCTCTGTATATACAAGCGGGTCAATTCCCGAATCAGAAATTTCGATTTTAAAACCTTGTGTGGCTAGTGCATTTGTTGTCATGGCGTAATCCTTATTGTTTATATGTTACCAAATAATTCGCAAGATTCCGATATAACATTGGCGTATCGGTTTGATCGAATGTATCAAATTCATTTTGCAATGAAATGCCCGCAATATCAACCGATATTTGTGGATCATCATTCCCGTATGATACCACACCCATGTATCCATCCAAAATTGTTTCGATTTCGGCACCTATTGCCCGCGCCCGCGTTATGGTTGCGGCATAGGCATCAATTTGTATTTCGGCTTGTACCATTCCCGATGGTGCATTTATTGAACGCCATCTTTCGGAATTGGTGCGTTGGATGATGATAAATTCGCCACTTGTGTTATCAGGCGCCCGCATATGATAAATTTTATTCGGAATAACCGAATCAATTAATTCAACAATGGCGGGTTCAACTTGTTTTTTCATCGCTTGCGCATCTTTTTAAATTCTTTATCAATTCCAGTTTGTAACTTTTTTTTCAATTGGTCAATGATTTGCGGCGAAACACGTTCAAATGCTGGCGTAAACCATGGTTTGGCGGGTATATATTTTGTGCCGTATTCTAAAAAGTAACCCCAAAATGCTTTGCCCGTGGATACAAACGCCGATTTGGATGATTTACGGGTACGGGCTTTACCAACTTTTAAATTTTTGTGCAACCTTCCATATTCGGCCGATGCCTGTGATGGTTTATCACCCTTTGGTGCCGCCTTCTTTAATTCTTTACGTGCAACACGAATTGATGATGTTACGGCCGATTGCAATACACGTTTACCAACCTTATCTGGCAATTTTTGCAATGCCTGATCAAGTTCCTTTAACCCTTCCACTTCCATTTTGGTTTTGATTGTCATGTGATGTTATCGGCCTCGGCCGTAACCCATAAATAACCATCACGGCGTTCTGATCTATCCACGTAAACGATGTTATAATATTGTTCATCCCATTTAATACGCCACGTGGTTTTAACATCATCACGGTACCGCGTTTTTACACGAATCGTTTGTTTGGCGTTGTTACGCGATGATTCAAATGATTCATTGCCCTTTTGGCTTATCACCATTCCCCATACAGGCGTATCGGGTGTATTACCCGAACCACCTACCCATGTTTTGACCACATCACCATTGGTGTTGGTTTCAACGGGCGATTCAAAATATATTGGTTCATCTAATTTGCCGGGGTTCATGTTCGAATCCTAATTATGGCCGAATATATTATATTCCCATGTTTTCACGATATGGATATAAAAGATTTTCAACCGTTTGGTTTTTATATAATTGTGAGTCTTGTTGCCCCGCACGGTTTTCGTATAAATCACCGATAACCAACAATGTACCCGCTTTAACAGGCATAGGGATTGTATCAGGCCATTCATCAATATTTAAAAAACGCATAACATGCGCCTCGGCCGCGCCGATATAAATATCAATCGAATCATCATCTAATACGTGATCAACGCGCAAATGTTTTTTCGCCTCGTCACGGGTTACAACATCACCCATTATTTTTTGCCTGTGGTTTTTGATGATTTTTTAGAGTCAACGGCTTTTGATTCTGTTTTCTTATCATCAACCAATACGGCGTGCCCTGCATCAATCATTTTTTGGCCTTGTTTTTCATTGGCCGTGGTTTTTTTGCCTGGGTAACAATACCCAAATACGGGGGATGTAAATGTTTTTGTAAATTCAATATTCATTGCGTCCTACTTTCTATATTAAAAAAGGGCACCATATGATGCCCTTTAATTCTATTGTTTATATATGATTTTATCAACCAATAATTAAGCAGCCAATAAATCACCCGCAAAACATGATGCGGGGCGCATGGATGCCAACGCCTTGCGTGTGGTTCCTTGTACCGTTAGCAATTGTTTTGTTGCGTTATCACCATCTTGTTCAAACATTTCAACCGTTGTTTGGTTGCGATTAAACAACATAAATGCAATATCAAATGATGCAACAATAAATTTACCTGCTGGGCAAGCGTTTGTTACAACAACGGGTAAACCCCATAACATCGCACGCATTGGTGAATTTGGATCACCAAATACATACGCATCATCGGCCGCGCCACGTTTGATACGTGAAATTGCATACCAATCGGCGGGATTCATCACAATACCTGTTGCGCCATAATCACCCAATGCAACTTTTTCAATACCACGGTTTACGGCATCAATTTGGTTTTCATCGGCGGTTGGTGTGAACGCTGTGTGATTTCCTGTTGTCAAGATACCACTTAGGTTTTGGCCTGTGCCATCACCATTGATGATTTGGCTATCAACTTTGAAATCAACACCATAGCGCATACGTGTATCAATATAGCTTTGCAACATCGGGGCATCATCCAAAACTTGGCGTGATACTTTGATGTGGTGTGCAATATTGCGTACAGGATCATTCACAAGTTCAAATGTAAGTGTTGACTCTGGTGAGGCCGCACCCTCGGCAGTTTCGGCCGCCGCATTTGTAAACAACAATTCACGTGTATATTCAACCGCGTTTTGTGTTGTGTTACCTTGTGGAATAATATCAGCAAGTTTCAATGCACGGAATGCACCCGGTACGATTCCCGCATATCTATCGGCGGGCACCAATGTATCATCTGCATTGTTTCCGTCTTGGCCTGTAATTGTATTCGCTTGAAATGACATTTTTGTACTGTCACCCTTTGCAAAATTCGCATACTGCTCGGATTCAATAACCATTTGGCCAAGTGTAAGGATGGATGATTTACCATTCATTACGTTTTCGGCCGTGGCTTGTTTGATTTCCATGATTTCATTGGCAATGCCTGTAAGTTTTTCGGCGGATGCCTCAACCTTGGCAACGGCATCGGCCGCAACACCTTTGGTTTCTTCATTTGCCGCTTTCAATTCTTCTTGCAACTGATTTTCCGTTGCAATAAAATTTTCAATCGTGCTTTGCATTGATTGGATTTGTTCATCAATTTTCATTGTCTTATTTCCTTGTTTTTATGGTTTGATTAAAGGACGCTATTGCATCCAATACGGTTTGTTGATCAGCGCACGGCAAATGATCATCTTTATCATCAATAGCGCACGGCGTATTGGTGAAATCTTTTAAAAGCGCACGGCGTTCACTTCGTGTTTTACCCGCTTGTGCCAATGCGTTTTCAATCTCTTGTAATGATGAATTATATTTGCTTTTTGCACCATCATCAACATCTATTTCATCGCTATCCAATAATGATGTTGCAAAACCTTTTTCAACCGCATCATTGCCCGAAATCCATGTTTCATCATCGCACATTTGGCGTATTTCATCTTCGGATATACCTGTTTTTTTACTGTAAACACCAATCATTGAATTATCAAATTGATCTAATGTATCGGCCGTACTGCGCATATCGTGTTTGTTACCAACGGATACAGTCCACGCATTATGAATCATTAAAAAACCATTTTCGGCAATTTTAATATCATTCCCCGCCATGGCAATAATTGATGCGGCCGATGCCGCAATACCAATGATATTTATTTCAACATCACCATCATGTTCTTTTAATAAATTATAAATTGCCACGCCTTCAAAATAATCACCGCCGGGTGAATTGATATTAACCGTTACGGCCTTCCCTTTATTTTTACGCAAAACAGAATTAACCATTTTTGATGTAATGCCGCCCCCTGTCCAATAATCGTAACCGATAACATCATACATGTTGATTGTTTTATCATCATCGCTTGTGGCCGCCTTCAAATCGGATTGCCAACGGTTTTTGATACCATCATCAAGGTACATGCGCACATCACCCGCCATGTTTTCGCGGTGATTATTCTTTATCTTTTGATACGGATTCATCTGTTTTTCCTCTTTGAATTTTATCCAACATATCCATTGGCACCATTTGGTGTTGCATATAAAGTTTATCACCACCTTCGATTGGTTTCCACCCCTCTTTTATTCGTGCCTCATTTGGTGTCATTACACCTTTTTGAATGCCTTCACCGTATGATTTCATCCTATCATTCAAATCGGGGCGTAACAATGCATTCAAATCAAACCGTATGCGCATTGTATCGCGTTCATAATTGTTTAATAAATTGGATTGCATTGATGATTCATAACGTGACAAATACGGCCGTAATGAAAACTTATAAAACGCTTGGATGATTTCGCCAATACCACTACCCAATGTTGTTGATACGTTTGTATCATTAACCAATATGGATGGCACACCCCAAAAACGGCAAATTTCTTGAATTTGATATTGTCGTGATGCTAATAATTCAATATCCGATGGTGATAATGATACAGATTCCCAATCCATACCCCCTTCCAAAACAAATAATCTATCGGCCGTTCCACTTGATATTTCGGAAAAATTTGTTTTCGCCTTGGCGCGTTGTTCATCGGTTAAAAATTTATCATACTTTAACAAACCCGATGGTTTACCACCATTTTGATATATTTTTGTTGTTGATAGGTCTGCGGCTTGTGCAACGCCAACGGTGTTACGTGCATGTGCCAATGGCGATAATCCAATAATCCCATTGCCGTATAATTTATTATGCCATATATCGCCTTTTTCTTTATACGTGACTTGCCCGCCGTGCATTTGATACTTATACCAAACATCCGAATTTTCTTGTAATTCCACTTGCATTTGGCCAACCATCATTGGCATCAATGATACTAATTGACCTTTTGAATCACGCAATACGCGGGTGTAATCATTCCCTTGCATCAAAAATTGCCATACTAGGGATTCAATGTATTCTTGGCGGGTTTGATGTTTGTTTGGCTTGTGCCTAAACAACATTGACAATGGATGTTCGGGATATGGCGTTTCTACGCCACCATCCGATAATTTATATACATTAATTGGCAATGATCCGATTGTTTCGGTCAATATTTTAACACATGCATAAACGGCGGATACCTGCATGGCGGTTGATTGTGTTACGGTTACGGCCGCCGCATCGGCGTAATAATCGGGGGCGGAATTTTGCACACCTATGTTTCGGCTTGCGCCACTCGTTAATACACTTAAAACATTTGTGAATACACCCATTGATAAATCCTATATCGTCAATCGCTATTGAAATATTACGTTCTTTTTACCTTATACGCAATACCTATGCAACAACAGGGGAATTTAAAAAATCGTCAAATGCGCCCTCAATGTTATCACTACGTTCGGCAACACCACACGCCATGGCCAAGGCTTGGAATCCATCAATACGCCCCGTGGTTTTGGTTTTATCTAATTTTCTATTACCACTTGGATCTTGTGTAACCATTGAATTGGCCATGCACATTGTCAAAACAGGGTTATCACCATGACAAATGTCTTTATTTAAAATCTTGCCTTCAATGGCATCAATCGCGGGTGCCATATCTCGAAAACCTTGGCCGTATGATACCAATGGTAAATCTAAACCGATGCGTTCCATTTCCTTTTTCAAAAAATCAATGCGCCATCGGTCAAATGCGATTGCAACCAAATTGCACCCTTCTACAATTTCACCCATTGCCCGCGCTACATATTCGTAATCAATTGTGGCACCTGGGGATGTTTGTATATACCCTTGTTTTACCCATACATCATATGGTGCACGGTCTTTTTTGGCACGGTCAAATAAACCCTCTAATGGAGTCCAAAACCAACAATACACATACCATTTATTTCCCTTGCGCCCGATAAACACAAGCGCGGTTAAATCGGTACGCATTGATAAATCCAACCCGCCAAACACTTCATCGCATTCGTTCATTGGTATTTTAATTTCACCACCGCACGCCATCCATGATGTTTTTGATATTACAGGTGATTTGACCGCCACACGTTGGTTTAAATTAAGGTTCCTAAACGTATTTTCAAATGATGGCATTCGTGATGCCTTCTTAGCTTGTTTGGCCATATCCTTTTTTGAACGGAATAAACCAAGGGCGGGATTCGCTTTTTTCCATGTTGATTCATCCATAATATCATCATCAATATCGGCGGCGTAAACATGGCACACGGTGTTTTTTGGTTTGTTTTTCTTGGCATCATCAATTAATAAACTAAACATATCGGCATCATTGGCCGCCTGTGTGGATATATAAATCAATAATGGGTTTTCATAGGCACCCTGCGCCGTGGTTATCGCATCAACAAATTCCGATGATGCCCCCGTAACTTGTCCAACTTCATCCAAAATTGCTAAAATCGGGCTTTTACCATGTGCGGTTTTGTTATCGGCCGATATGGCTTGATATTCAACATTCTGTGGCAATCCAACCAACATTTTTTTTGATGGTACGGGCTTTACGATTGAACGCAATACGGGCGATAATTCAACACACTTTGATGCAAGGTTGTAAACTTCGCCCGCTTGATCACGTGATTGCGCACCCGAAATAATCCGTGAATTACGAAGGCACACCGGGCCAACCAAGTGTGCCAATACAATAAACGCAATCAAACCCGTTTTGGCGTTTTTACGGGCAATGGATAATATCGCCGTGTCGGTACCATGTGGATTATCATAAATATCAAGAATAAATTTTTTTTGAAAAGGCGCAAGGCTCACGGGTTGGCCAACCTTTTCACCTTCTGGTATGACACAAAAATTTTCAATGAACGCAATAACGGATTCACCAACGGTACCTTGAAAATCTGCCATTAATTAATTCCACCATATGGAATTAAACCCGCACCCATTTCAACAACTTCGCGCATACCGTTTTCAATATCCTTTGATTTTGAACGGCGGGCACCAACATCACGTGACTCGCCTTCGGTTGCGCGGGCGTGCAATGATAGGTTACGGCGCAACGCAATTACATTTTTGGTGTATGTATCAATCATTTGTTTACGTGGATTTAAATATGTTGATACCGTCACGGTTTTGGCCTTTTCAATAATTTCCTTTGTGTCCTTATCTTTTATCGCGGGTATAACCTGTTTGCGTTCTAATACTGAACCTTCACGGCGCATTTTTCTTGTTTCCAAATCCAAATCATACATGTTACGGCATAGGAATGCGGCCATTTCCAATGTGTGATCCGTCCACTCGGCTAATGAAAATTCATTAATAATTGAATACCAAAATTTCATTTCGGCCTTTCTTAATGGTACATGCATCGGTGGTTCAATTGATTTCAATGCATTTTGCGCAACATTCACGGTTTCGGATATTGAATCAATCCGTTCTTTTTTCTTTTTTTTGTTTTTTATAGGCACTTTTTGCGCCTTTTTAGGCGTTTTTTGCGTACTTTTTGCACCTGATTTTGTTATTTTTTTAGGTGCCTTTTTCTTGGTTTCTTGCGCATTTGCGCCCGATTTTGACATTTTTATTTTTACCCCTAAAAAACTGTGTTAGATAAAAAAGAAAGGTGGGAGGGCGGTCTAGGGCGCGTACACCTTAGATTTTTAACACTCCCCCCCTTGGTTTTTATCATCATTTTTATCATGTTTATTCACTGGGTGTTTGTTATCTACTGGCCAACCGTCCACACCCACGGCAACGGAATAGCCTGTTTTTTCCTCGGATTGTTTGGTACCGTCATGGCATTCCTTGCACAAGGGTTGCCAATTGGTTTGATCCCAAAACAATTTATCATCGCCTTTATGTGGTATGATGTGATCAACGACTGTGGCGGGCGTAACATCACCCATATCATCACAATATCGGCACAAGGGATTGTTTAATAAAAACAATCGGCGAACCTTTTGCCACTTGTAATTATATCCACGTTCATTGGCACTACCACGTTTATTCATTTCAACATGATAGCACCACCACGGGTTTGTTTCAATTTCCCTTGCGGTTACGTTCCCACATGGCGGCAACCTCTGGCCCGTTATACTCACGGATACCAAGCGCATATGATGCGCACGCCAATCCAACACACGGCCGTATGATTGCGCCGCCACTTTCCATTAACTGATACGCACGTAATGAAAAGCCTAGTATCTCGGCCATACTGCGTTGTGATTGCTTTACCATCACACGATATGATTTTAATTCATGTGGAGTCATTCAATAACACCCAATCCAACCCATACACCATGGAAAAAATCCATTAACAACGGGGTTATTAATAATAAAACAATATACCAAATGATAAGTTCTAATCTACTCATTACACCGTGCCAATCAATGTAATGGCCGTGGCCGCAACAATAAACCATTGGATACCACCATATATATATTCGGATGCATCGGTGCGCATCGGTGTGTATTGACCTATGGCATACCCTAATGGTTTAGATATAAAACCCGATAACGCAACGATTGCACCGTGCAATGGGTGCCATATCATCAAGGCCATACCCGGTGCCAAGGTTACCGCACCACCTGTTACGGCCATACCGCACATGCAACGCCAATATAATTTTGTCATACCGTAATCATTCATTTGTTTTTCTAATTTTGGTTTTATTGTTGTATCCCATGTGTTGGCCTTCATAGGGTTACTAAAATACCATCCATTCCAACCACGCCAATCGGGGTTGTATTCATCGGCCGTGCGTGGATCCACGCCAAACAACCACGATACAATCACATCAAGGCGTTCGGGTTCGGTTGCCTCTATCTTGCGTGATGGAAAATAAAGGCCGTGGCCTGTCAATGTGGCCACAACCGATACAACATAACCGATACCAACGGCCAAGGCATGAACGCCACCAATACCAAGCGTGAATAAAAACACCGCGCAAAATCCCATTTGCTCTAATGGCCGTGGTAAATTTATTTCACCCGCCGTTCCACGGGCACGATACAACACCGCACCACATATGATGGCCATAAATAATATAAACATTGATAACATAATCATTTTTCATTTTCCTTTTTTGCTTTACCGATTAATACTTTGCCACTATGGCATTTTGGGCATGTGACATTGCGCATGTTCTTTACGGCATCCGTCACATCAATCGGGCATTCAAACAACACCCAATCATGCTTGCAATCGCCACAATGGCACCAAAATTTATTGTTCATTTAATATTATTCCACTTCTTTATGGCTTTAATTATTCTATCGGGTTTGATGCGGCCTTTACCATTTTCATCGTAAATAATAAACGCACCATCACGTGTATCTACACGAATATTAAGGTATTTTAAATTCCAATCCTCGCACCAAAATGCGCCCGCAACCTCTATGTATTTTATAAATTGAGATAGATTTTTATTCCATTGATTCGATTTAATAGCCTGATCATCAATTGGCCAATCATCGACAAACTCTAATTGATTTTTCAATTGTGCCTTTTCAAACGCCTTTATTACACACTCACATTGAACCTTATATTCGTCATAAACTTCGGCCGATTCTTCCATCATTTGCCGTTGCATATCCATCGTCCATGGTTCACCAACTTGTGCAGATCGTTCAACCAACATTCCATATACGGCATAATCAATAGGGTTTAAATCTTTCATTTGAACCTCACACGGGCAACAAAACATTTTCTGTTATTTATGTTATCCGTTTGTATATCGGTATAACAGGAAATAGCATTTTTATTTCCAATCATTGTGACAGGGTTTATCATTGCTATAAAACTATGATATTTTACCCATTTGCCATTACGTATATTTTTTAATGATTTTATCATTATCTTATTTCCTTATATTCAATGGTTGATGTTACGATGAATTTATTATCATCGGTTTTTGATTCAATGATGGCAGGGTAAAAAGTGATGAAATCGGTGCCATCATATGCCCATGTTTCATTGCCGTAACCATCTTGTTTGGCCTCGACTTTTGGCCATTCAATGGTTTGTATCCCACGTTTTGATAATATCATATTTATCGTGCCTTTTTTACGGTTGTATATGGCCGTGTTGGTTGTGATTTTTGGTATCATAATATTTTCCCTTGCTCTGGTGGTGTTGCGCCAATACGGCTATCAATTAACGCCGCATAATCTGGATTCAATTCACACAATATGGCATTACGGCCATGATTAACGGCAACGGCCGCCGTGGTGCCCGAACCACCAAACGGATCAATAACGGTACCATGTTCGGGGCAACCTGCCAAAATACAGGGTATAATTAATTCATGTGGAAATACCGCAAAATGCGCCGCCGAATATTGGCGGGTGTTTACGTTCCAAACACTTCTTTTATTCCTGTAATCATAATTATTTTCGGTTAATCCACCCATGCGGGCACGGCCTGGCACATTGTTTAATTTTGTATTTTCGCGGTCACGTATTACATCATCGTTTGTTACCGTTGGTTCCTTTATCGCATCATAATCATAGTAATATTTTGGTGATTTTGTTAATAAAAAAATATACTCATGTGACTTTGTGCAACGGTCTAAAACACTTTCGGGCATTGGGTTGCCTTTATTCCATATAATATCTTGGCGTAAATACCAACCACGTGATTGCAAGGCAAATGCAACACGCCAAGGTACGCCAATTAAATCTTTTGGCTTTAACCCTATTGTTTTGGCTTTTTGTGCCTTTACTGTCATTCCGTTGGTTTTTTTCCTTTTTGGATCACTTGATGCGCCATTCCATTGACCTTTGCCCGAACCTGCATAACTATCACCAAGATTTAACCACGCCGTTCCCGATGGCTTTAATATCCTGTATATTTCATCAAATACTTTACAAATGTTTTCAACATATTCATCAATTGTGTTTTCAAGGCCGATTTGATTGGCGTTATCATAATCCCTTAAACCAAAATATGGCGGTGAAGTCACACAACAATCAATCGTATCATTATCAATTGATTTAATGGTTTCACGGCAATCACCAATTAATGTTTTATATGTGCCTTTTTTCATCGGGTGTGGTTCCTAATCGCGTATTCATCACGCATATCATCATCGGTTTCAAATACGGGTGAATCCATATCTAATTTTGTATGATCGTAACCGCCAAGGCGTTCGGCAATGCGCATCAATTGATTTGGCCGTTGCATTTTTTCCAACATAATCATCGCACCCGCGCAATGTTCGGTTTTCTTTACAATATTGGCCTCGCCATCATCATCAAAATGTGTGGTTTTGTGGCACGCAAATGTTTGTTGTTCTTGTATCAATGAATGGCATATTTCATCAACACGATTATCATCAAGATAAAATTTAATATCTGTTCTAAACGGGCAATTTGCACATGGTTTTTTAAGGTTAAAATTCATTATTTTTCTTTACTAAAAAAATTATATTTATTGTAAATACGGCGGATGAAATAAGAACGAACCAATGATATTGCCGTAAAAACCAAACTAATATAAACACCATCTGATAATGTCACATTATAACCAAAAAACGGTAAAACAAGGATATTTGATAAAAATCCAACTGTAATGCCAACGGCAATGTTGGTTAATGACTCCATTAAACTACCGATTTTTGACTGGTTTAAATTCATTTTAAATATCTGGTATTAAATCGTTATCACAAATAAATTTAAAGCAGGTTTCGCATGATTTCCATGTGTAAATATCATCAACTTTATTAACTTGTTTTATATATCTATTGCCTTTTTTTATCCCATTACATTTTGGTATTGGTAAATCAAGGGGCGTAAAACTGCTAATTTGTTCTTGGCCTTGGCAATAATGGTTTTTACGCGCTATTGGGTTTGATTGGCTAATACACTCCATTATTTCACAACCTTCGTATTCGATGTTGTTGCCCAAATCAGGGCGATAAACCACCCGCCGATTGTCCAACCAAAAAATATATTAACCAATACGATTGGCGTTAAATTGGCGTGTTTACGATGTTGCGCCAAAACGGATGGGAATAAATACACCACCACAACACATAAGAATATTAAAATTTCCATTGTTTTTACCTTTACCCAAATTATAAACCGCGTTATTGCGATTTGATAAACTCAATATAACGCACTATTTGCACTATAACAAGGGTTTTTTGTGTAATAAATGCACTTTTTTATAATTTCATACACAACTATGGTGGATTGTTGTGTGAATAAATCATGTATATCCTGTTTAAATCCTGTGAATTGCCTGTGCGCATAAAAAAAACCCGCCTTTTTACGGGCGGGCAAGGTGTCCAACGTGGTATTGTAATTATCCGATCACACCACTTTTGGATACGGGTTTAACCAGCGCACTATCACTTATTGTTGTTATTGGTGTGATAAATTGCACGGGCTTGCGCACCATAACGGGCACGGGCGCAACAAACTTGTTATTTTGTGTTATTTTTACTTTCATTATTTTTTATCCTCTAAATATTTATCCATGTAAAAAACGGCCATATTTAAACACATTGCGCATTCAACCAAATTTGTATCGGCTTTTTCGCCAAATTGTTCGGGTTTTACATGCATGAAATGGCTGTTTACCAATTCATATGCGTTTTTGATGTTCGGCACATGGCTTGGCCATTCTGTTTTTAATTCTTCTTTTGTCATTTTTTCAACCACGCCGATTTGCACCCATGCCATGAATATTTTACATCTCGGCCTAAATACAAAAATTCTCTTTTCAAATCTAAATATAATTGTTTTGGAAATTTAACCAGCGCAATCATAATAACCAAAATAACCGCAATTGGAGTCCATATTAATAAAAACAACGGGTACAACAAACAAATCAAACGGCGGGTGATGATATTATCTATATTATGAATTGATGGCATTAATTTAATTCCTTTTTACGGCGTTCTATTTCATCATCAATATACCATTTTGCCTTTTGTAAATCCTCTATGGCATCACCCTTTAAACCTGCACGCCATAAATATTTTATTGCATTGCCAATGTTAAAAGAAAACCAGCGCACCACCTCTATACATTCAATTCCCGATGGATGTGAATTATAATGTTTTGGGTTATTCACCACATCATTTTCATCGGTGTTTTCTTTAAATGATTTAAATACCATTCCACAACATTTTGATATTTTACCATCGCCAAATGGTTCCCAAGTGTTTTGACCGCATCCACAATTTATATTCGTCATAATTACTCCATTCCTATTGCTGATTTGTACAAATCCAACATATCATCGGCCTCGCGGCGTTTTTCAACATCCAATTTGCGCAATGATACGATTTTACGGATGGTTTTGGCATCAAAGCCCGTGCCCTTGGCCTCGGCGTAAACATCCTTTACATCATCGGCGATTGCGGCTTTTTCTTCTTCTAATCGCTCTATGCGTTCAATAAATGATTTAAGGCGTGCCCCTGCAACACCGCCAACATCTTGTGCATCACCATTGATTGCGGCCTTTGTTACGGATGAATGCGGTGCGCCCGAACGTGCAATTGTAAGAATCTTTTGTGCCCGCTTTCCACGTTCCATATCTTGATCCAAAATCAATTTTGTTAATTTATCCGCCTCTTTTGCATTATCTTGATATGCCGATATTGCCAATTCATCGGGTAAACCTGCATTGCGCGTGATTTCCAAATATTGTTGTTGCGCAACGGCCGATATAACGGCGTTTTCTTGTTCTAATTCTGTGACTTGTGCAATCATGCTGTTAATTCCTTATATCTTACGGGTTGCATTAATTCATTATAATCAAATTTATCGCCGATACAATCGCGTATGGTGGTTACTTCGTCCGATTTGCCTTGCAATATGCCATCGTATAAAAACACGTACCGTGCGGTTGCTATATCGCCCTTTGCAAAATCAATGCCCTTTTCGGTTAATTCCCATACACCCGATTGTTTTTTACCGTCCGTTCCTGTGATGTGATCCGCTTGGCGTAACATGCCCCAATACCGTAATTTGGTAAAATCGGGCACCACGTTCATGTTTAATTGATTGGCAATATCATTAATGTGAAATTGTACGCCTTTGCCGTAAACCTGCATTGCGCGTATTAAACCCATGGCCATTGCCGATGATATTTTACGGCGATATACCTTTAAAAATTGATTGCATACGGGGCATTTGGTGCCGTGGCCGTGTGCCTTTTCCATGGTTTGTTTTTTAAGAATATCCAGCGCATTATCATGGCCGAACATATCAATGGTTTCGTTTTTCATTTTATTTTCCTTTACCCAAGTTAATAATTAATAGTGGTGGTATGTGCGGTTTTTGCACATACCATGAAATTTATTTCTCAACCTCTAACGCCTTTGCCGATATTGTCCAATTGCCTTTTTCGTCATAAAAATCAACTTGGCCATATTCTTTTAATGCACGTGGAATATTTTCCAATTCATCGTAATGATGATTGGCTATATCCTTCCAATAATCCCTTTCACGCAATGCCTTTGTTAATTCTCTTTCCAACAAATTACCTTCTACCGTTGACTTAATTGTAATATTTGTATGTGACATAATTATATTTTTTTGCCGCCTTTCTTTAATCGGTTTTCTATCTTGTGATCCGAACGGTTGGCATTAAACTTTAATTTTTCGGCGATTGCGCCCGCCACATCCAATTGTAAACCACCCGCCATATCAAAAATACGTATTGCGGCATCGGCCAATTCCACTTCCAACATTTTACGATGTGGCAATTTATCATCCATCAAATCTTTTCGGTGCCCTTCTAATCCCTCGGATATTTCGGAATGAATCAAACATAACATTTCGGGTATGTTTCGTTCCAATGGTTCACCCGTTTTAATATCTGTCCACCATCCAGCGCGGGCACTCATACCAAAACATACATTTGATAATATCATTGCGCATGATTCAATATCCAAAAATCCTTGGTGTTCATGTGTGTTGGCCGATTCAATGGCATCTTTTATGTGTTCATTCATAATATTCTACTTTCTATTGTTTTTTACTTTTTCAAAATTAACGATTTTTCCCGTTGGTTTTTTTATACGATTAATGTGAATGTTGTATCTATCGCCATCATCTTTATATAAAAAATTGTCAAATTTTAATTCATTGGTGCGGTGGAAATCCATCCATCTATCACTAAACACGCTAATGTTTTCTAATGATCTAAATAAATCGGCATTGTGTTCGGATGGTTTGTTCATATCATTGATGGCACGCACAATATCCAATGAATACCAACCCATGTAAAAATATAATGGCAATGTTGCGGCCGATGTAATCCAAAATCCAAAATGTGGTTCAAGGAATTGTGCAACATTAACCACGGCCAATATAACCAGCGCATGAAATATGAATGTAATAAAAATATACCTAAACATCTTTTTTATCTTTCTTGGCCGATACACGCCATAAATTTTTACAATGATTTAAACCTTCATTATCTTTATCGGCCATAAACCATATTGTTATCACCAACGAAATGGCAAAACATGAACGGAATGCCAACCAATTAATTTGGATCCATTCCCATTGAACGAATGCCATAATTGAATATCCTGCAATGAATGTTAAAACCACAAATACGGATATGGCGATATATATTAATACCAGCGCACACAAAAATTTAATCAATTGCATTTATATTTCCTTCCACGATTCCCAAATCATATTGTTGCGCTTTTCTCTAACTTCATCCCATGTTTTCATTTTAATTAATTCCCAAAAAAATCTTTTTCAACTATACGTTTATGAGTTTCATATTTATTTTTAAATTCAGGATCATCCATAAGTATAAATTCTATATACATGTTCATTTCTGCTAATAATCTAGCCATTTGATCATTTGAAACATAAAGTTCTATTTTTGCTATTTCTGCTATGAATTTATCAAATTGATCGGTTGCAAGGTTATATTTTTTTTTAAATTGAACGACATTATTTTTTGTTTTATTCATTATCTTGCCCTTCTGATGATTGATTTAATTCCCATTGATGATAATAGCCATTAAATGGCAACCCGTATTTATCACGAATATAATCAACCATGCGTGTGGTGCTTTTAAACCCCTCTAATTCGTGAAATGGTTGGCCACCACGGGATGTGTAAATATTTCCTTCAACCTCGTGTATTGTCCACGCACTATTTGGTGTTAGACGTATTTTTGCCACGGCCGTACATGTGGCCAATGCCAATAATCCAATATTGGTTGATAACTGTATTTCATCGCCAACATTGCATTTTTTTGTTTTTCGGATCGTTCCAGGCTTATCACCCAATGCAACGGACTCAGAAAATTCATCATCAAATTTTATATCAACCAACATTTTTATCAAACTCCATACCCGATTCAGGGTGTTTATATTTTCTTTTTGTGTGCGTATATTGTCGAAATTCGTATGTATATTTGCGCACGCCTGTATCTACGTTATCAGGAAATAAATCATTTTGAATATCTTTTAATGCGATATTTTCAATATATGATTCACTTTCAACCACCACCATTGTATCGCTTGTCATGTAAAATTTCATTGTGTGGATTCCTTCCATTGTGCGATGTACTCGGTTTGGCCGATACGTTCTTTTTCATGTTGATCTAATATAAATGGCAACGCCGTGGCGCAAAATCCATATACCAGCGCAACGCCAAATATAATAATTAAAATTGTTTGTTTCATTGTTTTACCTTTACCCAAATTCAAATCATTGCGATTTGATGAAAACGAATATAACGCACTATTTGCACTATTGCAACCCTTAAATGTGCAATAATTGCATTTTATATTAAATCATCTTGTTCAGATGGCATTACCATCGGTGCAAATAAATCGGGTGAATCGTAATAGGCTTGGATTCTTTGACATGATAAATCAAAAAATTCCTTGTTTATTTCGCATCCAATAAATTTACGGCCGTTTTTAATTGCGGCCAATCCTGTGGATCCACTACCCATGAATGTATCCAATACCGTATCGCCATGATTTGTTGTATTGTTTATTAATCGTTCCATTATGTGCGTTGGTTTTACCGATGGATGTTTTATATCGGATTTAAAATTGGTGGATATAAACCATGTGCATTTGGTGTCATATGAACCTTTTACGGCGCAATCCTTAAATATATGCACGGCATATTCCTTATCGGGCAACCATTGATTGTTTGTTAATGGCGCGGGGCATGATTTCAACATTACGATTTCATCAAAATTATAACCTTTTGATACCGCCCAATTGATAACATCCAATTTCATTAATTTATTGCAACAAATTATGATATTAATTTCAGTTAATTTTGATAATATTTTTTCGTAAAAATCAAAAGATAATTCAAAATCCGTGGTGGTACCATAATCAAGATTTTTATAATAATCACGCTTGGCGGCAAAACCACGCCCGTGTATTTCCATTTTGTATGGTGGATCCGTGCATAACAAATCAATCGTATCAATATCGTTAATAATTTCATTACAATCGCCGTGATACAACGTGCAATCGCCTATTGTGACACTTTCCATTGCCCGCCCTTTTCTTTTGTTACGATTGTGACACGGCAACGGTAAAACGATTCAAATACCCGAATACGAAATTTTGATGATTCCTGATCATAACCCTTTGTATCCTCAATTATCTTTTTGCCTGTATGGTCAAAATAAACAAAATCGGCCGTGTAAACTGCAATTTTTGTTCGATTTTTACCCGTCATTATCGGCCAATGTTCGCCGGGGGCTTGCAATTTATATTCCACTTGGCGTTTTAAATTGGTGATTTCCTTGGCGCGTTCCAAAATCTTTAAATAATAATATCTATCCATTTCGGTTTTTGAATCATAAACAAAACCGTCATGGCCTGTGCGTGCCTCTTTTGGTGCCCGTTTTTGATATAGCCATCGACTCATTGTTTTTACCTTTACCCAAATAAAAAATGGTTGCGGGGGTTGGATTCGAACCAACGATCTAATGGTTATGAGCCATTCGAGATACCAGACTTCTCCACCTCGCAACGATTAAAAACACCCTAGCCGATAAAATAACCCCTTGGCAAGCCCCTTTTTTTCAACGCACCACACGGCGTTTATTTCGCCTTATTCGGGCATAACAAATATAATAATATATATTTATATAAGGTTGTTGTTTGTTGTTGTTGTGTGGATAACTTTGATGCAAATACCACATATTGTGTTTTTATTGTCAAATAATCCAAGATTTTATCAATATGTTGTGGTTTTGGGGTGTGTATAACCTTGTGTAAAACTGTGAATAACATGTGCGTAAACATGTGACTTATTCACAGGTGTAACAACTCACAATTTATTAACAGGGTTATCCATAGGTTTATTAACAGGGTTATCCACATAACATAAATCATGTGATTTTTTGCCCGTTGTGGCCTTTACGCCCTCGAAAAAAATCAACTGTAATGCGTCTTGAAACGTGATGTTTTCAATGTTTGCGTACCGAATGATGTAACGGCGAATATCGGGTGATATATCTATTTTGTTCATAAATCATATTATATAAAAAAAATTATTTAATGGCTTTACAAATGTGCAATTAATGCACATCATTGTTTCACTACTTAACAAATAACCTTGGGAAAATACAATGAATGATACAAATGAAAACACCCTTTTGGGTGAAGCGATTCGCAATTTAAACATGGCCACAATCATATTACATGAAATTGGTTTAACGGGATTTGCCGATGATGCGGAAAATATTGTGCGTGATGTTCGGCCTTATTATGTGGCCGAATGGGATGGCGATATGGTTGCAAAACGCAATGTTGAACCCGAAAACGAATTTGAATATGAACACATACCAGGTGCATCGGTTGGTGTTTATAAAGGGGGGTGCCTATAATGCTTTTTGATATTACTTATGTGGTTGGTACCGATTTGGCGATATGGTCTTTTAACCGTGGTGGTGTGTGTGAAGGATCGGCCACATCGACCAGCGCAACGCCTGTATTGAAATGGTTGTGGCGTGAAAAACCTAAACCGTGCAACGCAAATAACCCATAAATAACCCTTGCAAAATACGGCCTTGGTGTGCATATTGATTGTGTTGATAATCAATTATCCTTTACCCAAGGTTTCGTGACCAATCAACATTAAAACCCGCACGCCTCTTTACAATGCGCACCAGCGGGTTTTTTAATTGCGTATTATATGCGTATGTGGTTTGATTAATTCAATGGTTTGATGGCTCCCAATACCTCCTTTCGCACGCCGCATATCCATCGGTGTGATTGTTGGCAAATCATTGTTATTTATTACCATTTAAAAAGACATGATGAATAATGTTTGATAAACCCTATGGGATTAAAATTGACGGGGAATTTGCCGAAATATGGATTTGAAAACCTGCATTTTATTGCGGGTTTTCTTTTATCCATTTGGCATCATTATCATTGGCCGATATACAACGGAATAAATTACCCGTTGTTTCATTTAACCATCGCATACCAACCCTATAACCTTCCTTGTGGCCATCGGTTATAAATGGATCGCGGTATGATGAAAATTCCCATTGCGCAAATCCAATGCGATTATGGCGGCATATAAATGCGCGGTTGTGTACTTTATCCAACCATAAATCATTGACCATGTAACCCGCCCGAATATCGTTATTGACCGATGGCGGTATGTTTTTTTCAAAGGCACGTGATTTAAATTTATCACCCGCCGTGGACGCTCTCATACGGTTTATTTCGCCGATGCGTTGGTTATGCGTATTGGTTGATGATATGGATGCCCTCATGGGGTTTAATATACCTTATTGAACATGCGAATCAATCGTTATGTTATTGAATATCTTGACTTCATACTATTCATCAATTGTTGTGGTGTAATGTGCATTTCATCAAATGTGCGATGCGATAACATTAATTCACCAACGGCATGATTACCGCCACCCATGATAAACCTTGCACGGTCAATATAACCATCAAATATATCAATATTTGTGCCAACGGGCGTATCACCATCATTAATGTAATAATTGCTTATGACGCCGTTTTTAAATTCGGCGATAATAGCAATCTTTTGCCCTCTATAATCATCACTTGTGATTGTTTCGTTGCCTGTATTTCCTTCACCACTATACCAACGATTTTCCCCGTTACCTTGCAAAATTTTATTTACGGCACTTGTAAAATCGCTTGTGGATGTGGTGCCAAATCCAAATGTATCGTAATTTGTTGATCCATTGGCAGGGTTTAAATCAAATACACCATATGCAATACCATGTGATGGAATATTGGCATTTGCCATTAATCGTTGCGCTTGTCCCGCCGTTACAACACCACCAACACCATCCAGCGCATTTGCATCATAATTTGTGTAATGTGATGTGGATGTATAAACAAATCCAGTACCATGTTTACCGTATAATGTGTGTATTTCGGTTCCTGTATTATATAATATTTCGGCCGCGCTTGCTCTAAAACCAACTTCAATATCGGGCAATGTTAATGCAACATCATCAAATATTGGCGGTGTGTATTCTTGCACTTGCCAATTATTCACCTCAAATTCACCATTTCCAATGGCGGTATCTTTTATCCCAAACTCAATATACGGCGTAAAACTAACCGTATCGGCGGTTTGATATAAATCTTGTGTTTTTGCTATTCTAAAATCACTAAATGCATCCGTTGCCCACTCAAACCCGCTTGCCTCTTGCCTTAAATCATATGATGATGGTTCCACACGGCTACCATTGCGTTTTAATCTTAAATGGAAATAATCCCAACCATCCCAATCGGATAACTTAAAACTTGATATAAATTCATATAATTTACCCGCTTGCCCTGCCGTAAAATTATCACCTCTTATTCTAAATGTACTTGCCCCCATATTTGGTGTAATAATGGCGCGTAAATGGCCTTGTGTTGTATCAACGGCCATTGTGGCCATACCTGATAATATATCCATGTGATAACCATCTGGCATGGTTCCTGATACTAATGAATCTTGCGTACCACCCGAACCCGATAATGATGGATTGGTTGTTAATGCGGTGCCTGTAATATTTCCCGATTCAAATTCTATTGCCTCTAAAACTGATCTTGATATTTGATATGCACCAACATTTGAAAAATGAATGCCATCAACGGTAAAATTACCTAATGGCCTTTTTGTATCAAGGTTGGCAAAATATTTGTTGGTATCAATATATTTATTTGGGTATGTGGATTTAATCCATTCATTCACTTGATAATATAAAGTATTAACCGCATCACTTGTTGGTAATCCACGATAAGGAATTAAATAACGCATAACACCTTTTTTGGCCGTTTGCTCTGCCATGTTGTATAGTTCGGTTAATTTTGCAACATATTCGGCAAATGATTTTGTGCTATCGTTCGTTCCTGCATCAATAAATATAAAATCGGGTTCAAGGGGCACTACATCGTGATCAAATCTATTAATCATATCATCAATAGTATTGCCACCGATTCCCACGTTGTAATATTCAAACGATTGATTGGTTTGTAACCGCACATAATTCATTACACCGCGTGAACCATAACCACGTATTGTATCGGCCTCGCTGTGATCCCTAAATCCGTTATCGGTCAATGACGTACCAATTTCAACAACACGTGATCCCGCCGTAACGGATAAATTTAACGATGTGCGCGTTGCATTCTCTGATACAGGGCGGGCGGGGGTTCTATTTACGGGGCGTGTGTGCATTTTAAATATGTGCCGTTAATGATAGGCCGAATGGATTTTCTATAAAAACTTCGGAGTCACCATTGCCGCCATCCGTTGTTCTATCTGCCTTCATTTCGGACGATGGATAAATATCCATTACGGTTGTGGTTCCCGAAAATTCTTGTAATTCGTTCCAATCATCATTTGAATTTGCGCGGCCATAAACTTTTAATACATCACCATCGGCCAAATCTGCCGAAAACCTTAATGGTTTTGATGATCTTAAAAATCTGTTTTCTATGTTTTGCTGTGCGCCCGTGTCGGAAATTGTTGTATCTAAAATTCGTGTTGCTGTCATGGTATCACCTTCCTTTTATAATTATTCTACATTACCCGATAATTTGCGCAAGCCTTCAAGATTCAAAACACAACCATCATATGCGGCCTTGGCCTTCACAACGTATTTTGCAACGCTCTTTTGTGTTGCATTGGGGTTATCAATGATTGATGCCTTTGATGGCCATTGCGGTGCGTTATATAATGATGATGATGTTTTTGATTTGGTTTGTTCACAGGCGGTTAATAGTGTCATACAAAATAGGGGCAATATCACCATCATCCGTTTCGGGTGTTGATTCAATCGCATCCAACGCATTTGTTTTTCCTTGCTGTAATTCGTTCCTTTTATCGGCGGTTTCATCCAACACTGTAATTGTGTTGTTGCCTTTTGCCACTTCGGTTTCAAGTCGTGTATTTTCATTTTGTAAATATTGCACCCGCCAAATTAATAAACCTAATATTATCACAAATACTAGCGCACCGATAATTTTAAATTGCATTATTATGCCCCCGCATCTTTAATTATCTTTATACGCCCCGTAAAATATAAAAATGCACCAATGGCCAACACTGCAAATGCGGCGAATGCCCACGGTGAATCAATGGATGATAAAACACCGAATACACCCGAACCCGCTACGGCCGATATTGTACCAATTGTTGTTTTATCCTTCATTAAATTTGGTTTATCAGGCGTTCCTAATTGATCAACATCATAATATGGTTCTTCCTGATTTATTGAATGCTTAATTGAATCTAATATTGAATTATAATAACCCGCAATTAATTTATCCTTATCGGTACCATTAACAATACGGCGTGCGCCAATTGGATCATCAATATTATCATTAAAATAATCGGCCAATGATTTACCAGTAAAATCGCCTTTACCCGATATTCCACGTGTCATGCCTTCAACCAATATTGTTGCCGATATTTGTGGATCCAATGCCAAATCGGGATTTTCGTATAAAGGAATATTTAAAATATTACCCATGCGTCGATAATTTTGTGCCCATGTTAATTGAACGTGTCCACGGCCATAATAAACATGCCCCGTTCCTTCGTGTACTTTACCGTATTTATAATTTCGTATTATATGCCGTGCGGATTTGTCTGATTTTGCAAATCCTTCACGAACGGCAACCATTCGGCCACCTGTTTCATGGAATGCCGTGGCAAGTATATAAGCTAATTTTCTAATATCATCATCAACTTTGTAAAATTCTTGAATAATCATATTTGTGCCATCAACTTGTGATTGCGTTAATCGACCGCCAAACGGTGATTTTCTTAAAAATGAATATAGCTTTTTTAAATTAATGTTGTGCATTTATTACCCCTATAAACAGTTTATTCAAAAACCACGCGGGGTTCAATTTTTATTTTACAATGTAACCCGTGTGGATCATTGGCATTTATTTCGCATGGTAATGATACGGATGTTGTGTAAACCCTATTATTTTCACAGGCGGTTATCATCACTATTGTGATTATTATCAGTAACACTTTTAAGTAATAATGCGCGTTCAATACTAATTGCAATTTTATCACCGCTTTCCCTGTGCGCATTTGCTATGTTTTGCAATGCATCTGTTTGTTTATCAATTGATTTTGTCCAGCGTTCATCAGATTTTGCAATATGCGCAAAAACAAGTTTAACAATTATTGTAATTAATATTATCAACAGTAATACCGCCGCCCCCAAAACTGACTCGGTTAATGTTATAGCCGCATCACTCGCTAATTTTTCCATTATTCAATATCTTTATTTGCGTTTATAATTGTTTTACACGCAACAATAACCCTCCATAAAATAAATGGTGCTATTAAAAGCAATCCAACACGACATACATATGAAACTTGCCAATACCATTTATCCGTATCTAATAATGCGCCGAACCCCATTAATACGGTTGCACACATCATTAATGATTCTAAAATAAATTTATTTTTTAATGATTGTGTAATGTGGTGTGTTGTTTTCCAAACAAGTGATACGGCAACGGAATATAAAAAAACATTAACCGATGCCAAAATGACCGTGGCAAGTCCTAATAATTGATATAAAGTTACTTTTTCAAATACAACTATTTTTGATAAATCTATCCATATGTCATTCACTATTATGGTACTCCGTGGTTTTGTTGTTTATAAACTTTACCACGGGTTTATCTATGAATAAATAAAGACTTTTATTTATTTTTCTTTTTATTTACTTTTGGCGGGGTTGGTATGGATGGAAATTTCACCTTTGATGGTTTATCAAAATTTTCGGGCACGTCCCTTAATTGTTGACGATATGATATTGCCGATGGATACAAGGCATCACCCGTATCGTGCATTTTATTAATCATTATATCCGCATCGTTTAATAATTCGTTGCGCTTTTCTCTAACTTCATCCCATGTTTTCATTTTAAATTACTCCTTCAAAATACCACGTAATACAAATTTACCTGTTATGGTGTTCGCACCAACCAAATCAATCACAAATCCTGTAACATCATCGGTACCTTGCCAACCGAACCCAGCGGTAAAATCACCATAATAATAAATCCCACCTTGTAAACAATTACACACACTTGTAATTAATTTATCTTTTGTTCCTGACATTTTACCAAATGTGGCTTGTAAACTGAATACTTGATTACCTGTACCCCCTAGTTCCTGGCCTGCACCCGATATACGGGTAATATTAACTTGATTTGTTGTTGTGTATGTTTCGGCATTATAACCCGCAAATGAACAACATCCCGAGTAATTTGTTGTTTCGGTTCCACTAGCTGTAATAAAATTTAATATCATTCTGTCATTGGCCGATATAAAACCATCAAAACATTCAAGTGTGTATCCATCATAAACAGAATCATCAAAAACATCCGAAAATGTAACCGTACCATCGGCCGATGCTGTTACGGTTGCAATAATTTCGGTTGAACCGCCTGCGCCTTTTATTGCGGTACCATCTGCACGTGTATATGAGACAATGCGCACAACACTTGATGCCTCGCCACGAACAACAAAAACATCGCCATCGGCGGCCGTTATATCCGCACCACCTGGCAAAATAATTGATGAATTATTTGTTAATGTGAATGCGCCCGTTGCTTTAATTGTTTTTTGTTGGCCTTCATCTAAAACAAAACTTGTGATTGTGGCTGTGCCTGTAATGGCAATGTAATCTCCGGGGTTATTATTTAAATTAACGGCCGATGCGCTTGCAATATCTGAACCAACACGATTTGGTGTTACATTTGACATTAAAACCCAATCGGTACCATCGTATAACACACGCACCACGTTGCCCGATTTTAAAACACCTTTTGCAATGTTTTGTTTACCTGATCCAAAATTGGCTTTTATCGCTTTTGCGGTTAATCCCGATACCGCCAATGTTGGTGATTCATTTGTATTTGTGGCCGATACTAAAAAATCATAAAATACACCCGCCGCCAATGCTGTTAATGCGGGCGTTGGTGTTAATGTATATGCCGTGGCGGTGCCACCCGTGGATCCACCCCATGTTGTTTTAGTGTTGGCGGGGGTAAATATGTTTGTGGCGGGGTCAATTGTTCCCATCAATATATCATCGGTGCCATCAAATACATTTAAATTCCAAATGGCATTGGTATTATCAATCCACATCATTCCGGGCACGGCATATGATGGCCGTGAATCACCCATATGTGATGAATGCAATGCATCACGAAATGGTTCTAAATGCGTGTTAATTAATG